GAGCCCCGCAGTGCGCCCTCGTCGGGTACGACCTGGCTGGACACGGTCAACAACATCTGGGGAGTCTACGAGTGGACCGGTACCCAGTGGGTTGAGCGCGACCTGAACATCCTGGACAGCGAGTCTGACCTGGACACCACCGTCAACACCTCCAGCTTGGAGATCACGGGCTTCTGGCCTCCCAAGGCCACCCTGTCCGCCAACGGTGACTTCGCGATCGCGGTCAACAGGTCCAAGAAGGTCCTCTACCAGAAGATCTCCGGCGCCTGGAAGGTCGTGGGCGGAAGCTCCTGGAAGACCACCAAGCGAGCCGCTCAGAGCAGCACCAGCACGCCCAACCTGATCTACCAGACCTACCTGCCCGCCGCTGGTACGCTGGGTGACGTAGTCGTGAGGATCACTCCCGCCAACGTCCTGCCCAGCAACATCACGGCTCGCTGGACGCTGAAGACCTACGACGAGTCCTCGAACCAGTTCCTGGAGACTCAGGTCCCCGTTTTGCCCGCGTTCTACCAGAGCGCGCTCAAGCAGACTCAGGGAAGCGTCTACCTGGCCTTTGGTGCCGACGACAGTCACTCCGCGCTGGGTCAGATCGTCAACAACACCGTCAACGGTGTCCAGACCACCACCTACCAGGTTGATCCCGCGAACACGGGAATGGCCGTGTTTGAGTTCCGCCGCTTCGACGGAACGGTCTGGGCTCCCCTGGATCCGTTCAGCAGTGCTGTGGCCCCCGATGGTGCGGTAGAGGACGGAACCTACTGGTACAACAACCTGAACCTGGTCGTCAACGTCAAGGTCAGCCAGAACGGAAACTGGGTCAGCTACACCGACGTTCACACCCAGACCGATCCCGCTGGTGTGATCCTCAGGGCCAGCGCGCCCACGGAGCAGAGTGATGGAACGACCCTGGTCGACCATGACCTCTGGATCGACACCTCGGACCTGGAGAACTTCCCCAAGATGTTCCGCAGGGACACGGGTCGCTGGGTCGCGGTTGACCTCGAGGACAGCATCAACCCCATTCGCGGAATCGCGTTTGGTGAGGCTGACACCACCTCGGCACTGGGTCTGCCCGACGGCATGAAGTTGTTCGACCTCGCCGCCTCCACCAACGACGTCAAGATGCGCCAGGGTGGAAAGTGGGTCAACGTCTCGGGTCGTCAGACCAACGGTGTTCCCTTCTTTGGTCGCAAGGCTCAGAGGCAGATGATCGTCCAGGCCCTGGCCAGCACGATTGAGTCCAACGAGAACATCCGTGCCGAGAACATCTACTTCAACCTGATCGCCGCCCCCGGTTATGTGGAGCTGGTTGATGAGATGGTCAGGCTCAACACGGACATGAAGCAGGTTGCCTTCGTGGTTGCCGACACTCCCATCCGCCTGCAGCCCACGGGCACGGCCATTACCAGCTTCGTGTCCGGAGTTGGAAACACCGAGACCAGCAGCTCCATGCGCGATCCCTACATGGCCATGTACTACCCCTGGGGTCTCAGCACCAACGTGGACGGCTCGGAGATCATGGTTCCGCCCAGCACCATCGCTATGCGGACGATCGCCTACAGCGACAGCGTCAGCTATCCCTGGTTGGCGCCCGCGGGCTTTACCCGTGGTCTGGTCAGCAACGCCAGCAGCGTTGGTTACCTGGATGAGCAGGGTCGCTTCCGAGCCACCATTCTCAGCGAGAGCCAGAGGGGCCTCCTGTACAGCAACAACATCAACTCCATTGCCTACATCCCCAACAGGGGACTGGTGGTCATGGGTCAGAAGACGCGCCACAATCTCTCCACCAGCTTGGACCGCATCAACGTCGCCCGCCTGGTCAACTACCTGCGCTTTAACCTGGACCTGATCAGCAAGCCCTTCCTCTTTGAGCCCAATGACTTCCACACCAGGGACTCCGTGAAGACCACGTTTGAGCGTTTCCTAGCCAACTTGGTTGGACTGAGGGGACTCTACGACTTCGTGGTGGTCTGCGACGAGAGCAACAACACTCCCGACCGCATCGACCGTCATGAGCTGTGGGTGGACGTGGCCATCAAGCCCGTACAGGCCATTGAGTTCATCTATATCCCCGTGAGGATCGTCAACACCGGCGACGACCTCAGCTGACGCGAGGACGATGGGGAGAGTGGCCAGGCCACTCTCCCCATCTCCATGACTGGGTTATTGACTGACCAGGGCGGATGTCGCATAGTCACTCTAGGCACTGAGGGGGTGACCCCTGAACCCATAATGAGATCCGCGATGACTGGGTGGTGTGCTGACACGTAAAGGCAATGTCCGGGTGGCACCGGCAGCGGATCTACGCCCCAGATTCAACTGGGTAAGGTGTTACGAGGCGTTCAGGCGTCTCTAGAGTCCAGGGCCTTCGGGTCCTATGACGGTGTGGTGGGAGGACTCCCCATCCCCTTCTCCGGGCGATCGCGGGAAGGGAAATTAGCTCGCCGGTGAAACCAGAGCTGGCAGAGTGAATCAGGTGCCGAGGTAGGCCAAGGCCGTAAACCCTCGATCATGGTGGCACCCGCACCGTCAGATCGACTTGACGTCTGCTCCAGAGCTGTTAAATAGGCTTGATGAGCAAGGATGAAAATGAGGTAGAGAGGTTCTACCAGGCCGTCGCGGATCTGCTGGGCGTGCCAAGCAACTATCAGTACAACCCCCACACCCTGGGTGGTACGTATCGTACCCGGTGGAACAACCGTGGCGCGGGCAATGGTCGGTTCGAGGGCTATGGTCTGATCCGATACTTTGGTCCCAATGACATCCACGTCATGCTTCGCAAGCCCCTAGTGATCAACCAGAGGTTCAGCGATCCCGAGGCTGTACTGGACCTCCTGAGGACCACGCCGAGGAGTTAACCTCGCGTTTTTGACCTCCAGATAAATAACTGACGACAGTCAGTCTGGAGGATCGAAATGGAAACTCTCTCGAAGTTCGGCGTACCCATGGGTGGAGGTGCGGGCCGTGGTGGTATTCTCCAGCCCGCATTTAAGAATCGCTTCCGCGTTCGCGTGATCAACTTTGGACCCATCGCGGGTGGTCTGGAGTTCACTCAGCAGGTCCAGAGCGTGGGCAAGCCCAAGATCTCCCACGAGGAGCAGCCCGTCCACAGCTACAACAGCACGGCCTACTTCGCTGGAAAGCACTCCTGGGAGAGCATCCAGGTGGTCCTAAAGGACGACATCACCAACACCGTTGGAACGCTGGTTGGTCACCAGCTCCAGAAGCAGCTCAACCACGCTGAGCAGACCGCCTTCGCCGCCGGTATCAACTACAAGTTCGTCATGATCATTGAGACCCTCGACGGTGGAAATGACACGGTGCTCAACGGTTGGACCCTCGAGGGTTGTTTCCTGCAGAGCGTGGAGTTTGGTGAGCTGGAGTACTCGGAGAGTGGCTTCCAGACCATCAGCCTCACGGTTCGCTACGACAACGCCATGCTGGGCGATGGAATGATGACCAACCTGCCCGAGCTGATCCCCGGCGTTCGCGTCTAAGATCAGCTAGATGGCCAGTCAGGTAGGCGGTAGGGAGAGCGATCCCAACGGGTTGCCCCTCATGCTGGGGGACAGCTCAACCGCCGCCGTGAACTTTGGTCTCACCGGCGGAAGCTTCACCAGCGTTCCCAAGAACAAGTTTCTCTTCTACGTGAAGTTCTTCCGGCCCGACACGGCCGGAGGACCCAACTGGGGAGAGGGACTGGGAACGATGGTCAAGAACATCGACCGTCCCAGGATCAGCTTTAAGACTCAGACACTCAATCAGTACAACCGCAAGCGTATCGTCCAGACCTCCCATGAATTCGAGAGCCTCCAGCTGAAGTTTCATGACACGGTGGGCGAGGAGGTCCAGCGGATGTTCATTGAGTACTATCAGTACTATTATGGTGACACCAAGATCAACGGATCTGGCAGCAGTGTCTATGATGTTGTGAGGGGAGAGGCGGATCGCCTGGGTCAGTGGGGCTTTCTGCCTCCTCTCAGTGAGCAGAACAACGGATACTTCTTCAGTCACATCTCGGTGTACCAGATGTACAATGGTCTCTACACCCAGTTCGACCTCATCAATCCCAAGCTGACGACCTACAATCCCGATGACTTCGACTACTCCGTTGGTGCGCTGACCAATGAGATCCAGATCGCCGTGGACTTCGAAGGAATCGTCTACCACGACAGCCAGGAGCTGACCGATGAGATGGCCGAGAGCTTTGGACTCAGCCGTGGCCGCTACTGGGATGTTCCCGACCTGCCCACCGGTGATCAGGCGCCCGGTCTCAGCCTCCCCAACAATGGGCAGGGAGGAGACTTCGTTGATGCCGTGGGTGGAGTGTTGGGAAGAAACCTGGCCAGCCTGGTAACGGGTCAGGGAGGACAGAGCACCAGTGAGATCCTGGGAAGCCTGAGTGGCGCGTTCGATGCCAACCGGGGACTGGCCGTTGGAAAGACTGGACTGAGAAGTATCAAGGATCTGGTCAGTGGAAAGACCCAGAGTGGAAAGCAGGGAGCCCAGGGACTTCTGAAGGGAGTCCTCTACGGAAAGCCCGGGAGTATCATCTGATGGCCTACTACAACCAGGGAACCTTCGCTCCCGTGAACTCCGACAAGTATGTGGGAACCTACCCCATTACCTACAGGAGCGCCTGGGAGCTGACCTTCATGAACCTGTGTGACAAGCATCCCAACGTCACCCAGTGGGCCAGTGAGAGCATGAAGATCCCCTACCAGGATCCCATCACGGGTCGCATGCGAACCTACATCCCCGACTTCCTGATCCGCTTCGTTGACGCGCAGGGAAAGGGTCACACGGAGCTGGTGGAGATCAAGCCACTCAGCCAGAGTGTTCCCGAGGCCGCCAAGACCAAGAGAGACCAGGAGGCCCTGATCATCAACGAGGCCAAGTGGGCTGCCGCCCACGCCTGGTGCAGG